CTCAAATATAAAGACTAAGACTATACCAGCTAACGCTATGGTTTTCCTAAATCAAACCACAGTTCCGTTTAGTCGGGAAGGATTAGATTTAGACGTTATAGATAGACGACAGTAAATAATATATGAAAAAAATAGCGACAGTAATCGTAGCGACTAAATCCTATATAGATCCGTTAGAAGTATGTCTAAGGAGAGTTAAATCCGCGATGGATTACGCTTCGAAAGATATAGAGCATAGACTTATAGTCGTTACGGATAACGAGAGTAAGAAGAATCTAGAGAAGATAACGGAAGGATTCGAGAGAGATATTCTATCTATCGATCTAGAGGAGAGCGGAGAACACTATAAGAAGGATAGACAGATTCTTATAGCTACGCTCCAGTCCGTCGGATTCGATCGCGCTAGGAACTGGGGATGTGATCTTCTATGGAGCGTAGAAGCGGACGTTCTAGTTCCGTATAACGCTCTATCTGTCTCTCTAGATATGCTAAGATTCGACGGAGGATACTACGACGTAGCTTTCGTTACTTATCCTTCTCAAGGCGGTGGAAGCTTTCTAGGAGGATACGGAAGCTATACGAATCCTATCGCGGAGGACTTCTTACCAGAAGAGAGAATTATTCCTAGTAAGCTAAAGATCTTAATGGATTCCTGCGAAGAGAGACTAAACGATAAAGATATATCTAGAGAGTCGTTCGAGAAAGAGAACGAAAGGATGTCTCGTATCCGCGAGAGAATTAAGAAGTGTCCTCCTAGCGGAAACGTCTTCGAGCTTAACGCGAAGAAGTGGAGACGTAGAGGATGGCTCGATCATAGTCATGTCGGAACGGGAAGAGGAGCAGTAATCGAGACGGACTGGACTGGTCTAGGATGCACACTCATGTCCAAAAAAGCTGCAGCTCTCGCTCACTTCGACGGATACGACGGAGGAGGAACTCAGGATCTATATCTTAACTGGAGGAAGTGGCACCCAGAAGGACTCCGCTTCTGCTGTATAACACACACAGTCTGCGATCACGTAGTAAGAGACGAGAAGGACGGACTCGTAGTCCTAAAGAGTTATCACGAAACAGAAGGAGAGACTAGAGGACATCTAAGATATACGAGATCTCCTTTTCACAAATTTATATGAAGACACTACTAATAACAGGAAGCGCAGGATTCGTCGGATCTCATACAGTAGATTGGGCGATTAAGAATACCGACTGGAAGATAATCGGACTCGATTCCTTTCGTCACATGGGAGACGCGGAGCGAGTATCCGCTAATCCTCGATACTCGATTATATGTCACGATCTTAACGCTCCTATATCGAAGCGGACGAAAGCTAGAATAGGAGAAGTCCATTATATCATTAACTGCGCGTCTATCTCGCACGTCGATACGTCGATCGAAGATCCGATCTACGTCTGGGAGTCGAATACTCGACTTATGGGCAACATACTAGAGTTCGCTCGCGAGCTTCCTAGTCTAGAGAAGTTTATTCACTGCTCTACGGACGAAGTATTCGGATCTGCTTACGGAGATCACTGCCACCACGAGTGGGACGTTATCGCTCCGTCTAATCCTTACGCTGCGTCTAAGGCCGCGCAGGACGCCCTAGCTTTCGCTTACTGGAGGACTTACGGAACTCCGATCGCGATAACGCACTGTATGAATATGATCGGAACTAAGCAAGATCCTGAGAAGTATCTTCCTAAGATCGTCTCTCGCGTGCATAAAGGAGAGAGCGTTACGGTCCACGGACAGCCAGATAAGATAGGATCGAGGATGTATATCGACTGTCGTAACTTAGCGGACGCTTGGTTATTCATGCTAAAGGAAGTCGAGTTCGCTGAATACGGAGAGAAGTATAGTAGAATGACTAAATTTAACATAGCAGGACTAGAGGAGATAACGAATCTAGAGCTAGCTAAGAAGATCGCGGATAGGATGGATAAGGAGCTAATATACGAGTTCGTAGACTTTCATAAGACGAGAGCAGGACACGACTTACGTTACGCTCTAGATAGTAGTAAGATCTACGAAGCAGGATGGCGTCCTCCTATCGAGCTGGACCAGACTTTCGACGAAGTAATCGGACACGTTAGAGACCACGAAGAGTGGCAGGAATAATTGACACGGAGAGCTTTTTAAATGGGACAGTCTATAATTATAAACTTTGATTCTGAAGATCTAACTGCGGCTAGAGCTAGGAGCGTTACCGATTTAAGGAATAAGGACTTCGCTCAGTTTGTCGCGGGGGACGCTTTAAACTTAGATCTATTCTTAACGGGAAGTAGCGGACTCCTAGACATACAAAGCTATGCGGAAGTCCGCGTAGGTATTGGAGATCTAGACGCTAGGCCTACGAGCGGAACTTATTCGATAGATACTAGCAACACTCTAAACTATAACCATAGCGCATCAGAGCTAGAGACTATCATCGACTCAGAGGTAGCTCCAGCAACAGTAACGGAGCTAGCTAAATTCGTTTTTAGGGTTCAATTTAACTCTGCAGGAGCGCAAACTATTCCCGCTATAGATTCTCGACTATTAGCTCCTGCTAGCACCGTTAGTGTAACAAAGCTAGTTACAGGAGACGCTACAACCAAGGAAACTTGGCTTTGGCGATTATATCAGAATCCTGCAGCTTTTACTAAGACGTTCACCAATATAAGCGGTAGCGGAGTTCGAGGAACTCTATCTTTAGCGACTTCAGGAATCTATGATCTATTAGGATCTAATTCTTCCGTAAAAACTTTCTTCGAAGTAGAGCTAACGGATTCTAGCGGAACTGTTCAGACAGTGCTACAGACTAGAGTAGTTTTAAACGGAGAGGTTATCGGACATAACTTTACTGGATCGATTCCCGTTAGT